GGCTGCCGGTCCGCCAGTGACAGATAGTTGATCTCCAGCGTGCCGGGCAGCACCGTGTCTTCGGTGAAGGTGTATTCCGCCGTGATCGCCGTGGTCTTGATTGCACCGCCGGCAGTCACTGGCAGCAGTGGCCTCAGTCCGCGCTTGCCGCCTGCGCTGCTCTCAGCCAGTAGGAAGTAGGGCGCCAGCCTGGCGGCAAGGTCTGAGTAGTTGGTGCTTTCGCGGATCTCAAGGTTGCAGGTGAAGCCGTTCACCTCAAGGAACGTGGCCGCTGCCAGCAGTGCGGTGTTGTCGATCATCGCCGCTGGTACCCTGCTGGTATTGACCAGCAGCCACTTCACCAGGTCCGCGAAGTTGTCGCTAGGGCCGGTCACGCTGTCGTAGATCCGAGTGACGGCCATGCCACCACGGATGAACAGATGCACCTGGCGGTTGTACTGATCGAAACCGTCCGGGATGGTGACGTTGAAGCTGAGCGTGCTGATGCCCGGATAGCTGCCAACGGTGCCGCAGAAGAATGGTGCCTCGGGCAAATCCTTACCGGCACGCTGCACCAGGAAGTTGCCGGGTGCCCAGGTGCCAGCCCTGCGGTTGTAGGTCTGCGTGTGTGCGCCAACGCGGCAGGCACGCTGAAAGACATCCTTCACCGGGATGCTGTCGAGCTGGCCCTCGCTCAGCACCAGCATGTAGTAGGCGGTGACGTTGTTGCTGGCGTCATTCTCGAAGCGGGCCTCGGTGGCGCCGGGGCTGATCAGGATGCCGCCTTTGCTGTTGCGGAACCGGGCGAACACGATCGGCACCGGCTCGCCAATCTGCGCGAACCGCTGCGGGCTATCTAGCTCTGTGGTGCCCTGCGCGGCGGTTGCATCAGCTGGTGCATTGATCTGACCGGCCTGGATGGCCAGCAGTGCCAGTGGATCGCTGGAGGAAAGGAAGCTCACTGCCTGATGCCCTGCCCCATGATCGCCAATGTCAACCGGCGCGGCGGCACTTGTGCTCCAACGGGAGACAATGCCGAGCCGAGTTGTATGGTCAGGCTAGTCAATCCGCCATTGCCGCCAACCACTTGGCCGGTGTACGCAGCCACCAGCTCCTGCCCAGCTTGCGGGGTGTTGTTGTTGATGGTGGAATCAAACTGGTAGATGCTGAGATCCACCAGGCGGCCATCGCTGATGGCAGCCAAGAACGCATCCAACACCAGGCCGGTGGCTGCAGCGGTAACGGAGACTGACTGCTCAGTACCACTGCTACCGGCGGTGATGCCATCAGCGATGAACGGCACGTAGTTCCAGCTGGCGCTCGACCATGTGACGCTGGTGTTGGCGTAGTAGCTCTGCCACCGCTGATAGGTGGTACCACCGGCGTCATAGATACGGAGGTATTGGCTTTGTGCTCTCATCAGGCCATGCCCAGCGCGATGCGTGCAGATGGCGTGCGCAACCGGCCGATCACGCCTTCAGCGGTCAGTCGCATGGCGCGCTCCATGTCGGTCACCGTGACGTAGCGCTGGCCGTCAAACTCCATCACCGGGCCGGTAGTTACGTTGATCGTAGTGCTATTACCCGCCGATCCGGTAGGTGTCGCTGCAACTGCGGACGCCCCGCGCACTCCAGACAGGTAATTTGACACAAATCCTGCTGCCTTGGATTCAGGCACGATGTACTCGGATTCGCCAGCTTCACCGATAAGGCCAAGTGTCGGGCGGCTTACGAAGCCACCTTGGGCAAAGCGCTTGACCGGGGCCTTTCCTCTGACTGTCGATGTTGTAGCTTGCCCTCTTAAATTGTTCAGTCGTTGTTGGGCATCAGCTGCTTCCCTGATTTTGGCGGCAGCCACTTCAGCGTTGGTAGCTATCCTGATGAAATTGCCCGCAGACTTGTCGCTATTGATGGCAATACTACTCGTAGCCTGAGCCATAAACTGCGATGACGAATAAGCGTTCGCCAGGCTTTGAGACACCGCTAGCGCAGAGGCTTGCGTTAAGCCAATCTGATCGCTGATTAGCTTCTGCTCTAGCGCGGTTTGAGCAGTAAGGATCTTTGCATTGTATTGCGCCTCTGCTGTGATTGCCTGATACCTGACTAGCTCTTTATTCGCCGCAACTTGAGCGGCAGTAGAGTTTATGACCGCATTTTGCGCTTGCAGTGCTTCCCCTAGCTTCTGGCGTTTTGCGGTCTCTTCCTCGACGTTCTTTGCTTTCAGGATCTGAAGGAATCCTTCTGCGCGGATCTCATCGTATTTAAGCCTAGCAGATTGAAGCTGCAGCTCGCCTTTAATCTTCTCCAGTCGAATGTTGTCTAGTGCTTGGCGGTACTCGATAACCGCAGCCTGCGCCTGTTGCCTGAATATCGCAACTGCAATATTGAATCGTTGCTGCGCAGTTCTGGCAAACTGGTACTCACGCTCCAGTTGAACCCCTCTGAGATCATTGATGGCCTTTTCTGCCGTAAATCTTGCCGATGTAACGCTGGCGCCCCTTTCAAGAGATGCAATCTGCGCATCAAGCGAAGTCTGCTGAGCACGCAGATTATTCAGCACGCTATTGGTAGCTGCAATCAGTCCTTTATTCTTTTCGGCTGCTGCCTCGATCTTGGGAGGGATCTGATCTAAACCTTGAAGTTGTTTCTTGATTTCGGCATTTATTCTTGCAGTCTCATCCGCAATTCCGCCTTGCTTTCCTTTGGCCTTTTCCGCCTTAATGCCAGCGTCACCCATTGCATTTCCAAGAGTCACAGCAGCGGCCGTAGCAGCACCAAGCGCTAATGCTGTAGTCGCTAAGCTCGCTGGGTTCATAACTCCTTGAAGAAACGCTGCTGCAACGCCTGCTGCTTTTTTAGCAGCCGCAAGCAATCCGGTAGCCACTGCCCACGCTTTGGTAGCAATGGCCGACGCGTTTAGCACCGCAACAAACGTACCAAGAAATACGGCTGTTTTAGCCAAACCTTTGATGTTCCTACGCACCAAGTCAACGGCGTCAGCGAGAACCTTGAACGGCGCAATGATTGCAGGAGTGATGGGCTTGAATGATACAATTAGATTCTTGAATGCCGAGTCAACTTCTTTTAATGCTCCTTGCAAAGTATCACCCATATCCTTAAAAGCCTTGTCCGCCACGCCTGTAGCGTTCTTTTGGTTTTCTAGGTTTTTATTAAACTTTTCCATGTTGCCGCTAACTAAAGGCAGCACCGCCTTTAGGGCATCAACGGAGCCAAATAGCTGCGTCAACTTAGTAGTGCTGCCGCCCGTTGCTTGCGCTACATCAGCTAATAGCCCGCCAAATCCTTTGGTGCGCAATCCTGTTTCATTAAACTCAATGCCTAACTCTTTGGCTAGGGATTGCGCTTCCGCTGTTGGCTTTAGTATCGCGACTAACGCCTGATTTAATCCAGTAAATGTTGCTTCAACTGGCACGCCTTGCGCCGTAATAGTGCCAATTGCAGCGTTCAGTTCATCAATGCCAACGCCAGCAGCATTTGCGGTTGGGGCCAAAAGTCCGATTTGAGTGGCGTATTCAGCCAATATAATTTTGCCATCATTTTGCGTTTGAATAAATCCATCCACCAAATTTCCGGCTTGAGCGGCAGCCATTCCATAGGCGTTTAACACGCTAGTAACAGCATTGCCAACTGTATTTAAGTCGCTCATGCCACCCACAGCACCCTTGGTGGACGCCTGTAGGATTACGGCCTGGTCGGATACACTCATAAAGCCGGCCGACGCAACATCGTATGCTGCGGCTGTTAACTCAACAGCAGAGGCTTGTCCTTTCAGTTCATTTGATAGGTTCATGAACCGAGCAGAAGCTGTATCAGCATTAACACCTAGCGATTTAAGCGCACCTTCCGCTTTTGATTGCTGAACTAATGTATCAAATGATTGTTGCAGGGTGAAGGCTGCGCCAGTTACCGCTGCAAGTTGACCTACTACTGAAGATGCTGCACTTTTAAGGTTTTCAAATATGCCCTTAGTCTTCTTAGGGATCCGGTCAAACGAACCATTTAACTTTTCTACCTCATTTTGAATCGCCTGAAGCAGTGACTGCGCCTGCTTGCCATCAATGTTGATGGCGACATTGGCAACTACAGACATGGCCGACAACCTCGCATGAAGCCAGTCTACCTGCGGCGATTCTTTCTAGCCGCTTCGTCTTGCTCTTGCGTTTCGATCTCAAATAGGGCTGCCCAGATCTGCAGCTCTTCCTTTGTAATGCGCTGGCTTAATTCGCTGAGTGTATAGCCCAGCTCACGAGCCAGGCGAAGCATGAGCCTTAGATACAAGTCACGCTTTAACTCAGCGGCTACTTTCCCGCTTCTGCCTCGGTTACATCGTTCTTGTCTGTGATGACAGCCAGCATCATGATCTGCAAGTCTTCATCACGCACCTCATTCTTCAGTTCAGCGATTTCGCCGGGTCTGAACAACGGCTGACCGGCATCATCTTTTGCCTTCTGAATCAGCAGCTGCAGCGCAAAGGCAATCGCCTCGTCACTTCCGGCGTCCTTCTGAGCCTTCTCCCTCTCGGCCATCGTAAGGGGAGTGCAGTAAAACTCAAACTCACTGCCATCACTCAGCGTGACGACTTTCTTGATGGGAACCAGGTGAGCAGCTTTCTTGAGCCGATCAAGTGCGCGAGCCATGTGATTACGCTATACGATTGGATTGTAGGCATGGAAAAGCCCTGGTACAAGACCAGGGCTTCTGTGTCTGCGTGATCAGCTCTTGACCAGGTCAAACGTAGGTGCGTCGCTCGGGCGGAACGACACTTCGATTGACTGGCCGTCGTCAGGGTTAACCGTGAAGTTGGCAGCCGTCAGGATGACGGGCACCGTAATCGAACGGCTGAGGGTATCGCTGACGCTACCGCCGCTCACCACGCGATCGATGTACAGCTTCATCGTGGCGCCCTCCTGCTCCCGCTGAAGCACATCAGCAACCAAGCGGCTGGCGATGCTGGTGTCTTCACTGGTGGTATAGATGGTAGCCGAGCCTGAACCATCGGCAAAGCCGCTGATGTACCGGCGGAATGGCACGGTCTGACCAGCGGCCTGGCCGATGGTGGTAACGTCGATCTCTTCGCGGGTTACTTCAAACGACCACTCGCGCACCTCGGCTACTGCCACAAAGCTGTCGTATGCCACCTGAAAGATGTTTGGCGTTACAGCCGTGCCATCATCGGTGATCGCTACGGTAGAGCCACCAAGCGTGGCAGACACCTGCATGGCACCAGTGCTGGCGGTGTAGCTGATGACGTAGTAGGTAGTAGCAGCAGAGATCCCGGCAGGCAGGGTGCCAGAGCCCGCAGCGCCAGTGTTGACGTTGATTACGCTGAACTGCACCGGGTCGCCAACCTTGAAGCCAAGGAACGGCATGACGGTGATCACGTCAGTGGTGGCATTAACGCCAGATTCGGCAAACGTGGCAATAGTGCCAGCCGGCTTGTAATAGAGCGCCCCGGCTGTGCCGGACAGAACGGTGGCAGACATCAGTCAGCGGAAGAACTGCCGTCAGTCTACATACGCCTCAAACGTGATCGTAAGTTGC